GTGCTCTAACTCTATTCACTTGCACCTGATTTGGACCAAGATAAACTAGATTATAGAAAATGGTGCCACCATTCTCAGCTACATTGTCCTGATACATTTGGTCAAACTGAATATGCCATTTATTAGCATTGGCAGGCATAGGACCATTCCAAGGTATTACAAGAGTCCTTGTCATTTCATCAGTGCCAAAAGTCATGTTTTGATGTATGATTTCTATCATGCCACCACCTATAGTATTAGAATCAACCCAAGTATCATTGTCCACAAGAACTTTCGTTCCTGCTCCACTATATCCCGGCCTTCCTATAGCTCCAGCATATAATTTTCCATCAGGAGATGTTATGGCTACACCGCTAGGACCAGCATAATATTGTCCAATAACTCCAAGATTGCTGCTAGTATTAATATTGCCATTTACAGCTAAAAAACCAGTAACATTTGTGCTTCCAGTAACATAAAGATCTCTTTTTACTGCAATGTCATACTCTACTGTCAATCCACCGGCGCTTATTACATGGCCTTGACCAATATTAACTAGGCCGGCAAAGTCAGCTTGACCTGAAACAGCAAGATTCTGACGAAAAATAGCAAAACCAGCGTTGTCTATTACAGTGCTAAAAAGTGTTCCTGCAATAGATAAATTAGCTCCAAATCCAGAATGACCTGATATAGTTGAACCACCATTAACCCCTAAGTTACCATTTACGTTTAAGCTGCTTAATCCAGAAATAGCTCCACCGACAATGGCTACATTATTGGCGTTTTGTGTTGCCATCGTGCCCAGACCAAGGGCACTGATAGCTCCTGCTGGTGTATTTGACCCTGTTCCACCACCTGCTACAGATAAAATTTTATCTTGCCAAACGGCTCCATCATATTCTTGAAACTTATTAGATGCTCTAACATAGCGTATCATTCCTGTCTGCGGATTTGTGATGGTTGAAAGACCGAGAGATATAGCGTCGAAATCCCGTGCTTTCAGAGCGTCCTGAAAGTTTACGTATGGGTCGGGAAGTGATGGTTGAAGCCAATCAGCCATTTGTATGCTCTTTTTCTTCTTCTATTAGTGACGTTACTTCTTCTAGACGTTTTTCTAAATTGGCTATCTTGGCATCTCGCATCAGAATTTCCTCTGACAAACGACTATTGGCGATAGCCATCCTACCAATAATCAAAGTCAGACCTGTCTCGTCGTAACCATAAATCATAGCTGACCCTGTGTGAGAAACGCAGCCTGCTGTTCTGGTGTCAGTGAATTGAACACTCTCATCACATCCGTCTTCTGCTCAAGAGCCGCAGTATCGATACGGGTCTGAAAAAAGTGCCCAAAGTATTCGTCCAGAATAGCAATCCCGCGCTGTTTAATGAAGTAATCCACAGCATTAAGTTCTTCGTTGTTCATCACAATGATGATGACTTCTTTTGTTTTTGTAATAACCATCTCACTTACCTGATGCCCAGACCGTAGACTTGCTTGACAAATGGACTGGCATCAAATGATGCCTTCGCAGTCTCTAAGTCATTGAAAGCACTGATAAGAATATCAGCATCAGTATCAGTAAATCCAAGGGCTACCAGTCCGGCTTTACCTACGATGTCGAAATACTGCTTAATTTCCATAGCCTGATTGAAGTATTCATTCAGCCATGAAGTGATTTCGCCAGACTTGAAGTTCAAGTCCTGCATTGTAACTGATTGACCGGGCATGATAGACTCCTTTTAATACAGTAGAATAGGCCAATTAACTTAAAGCAAACGAGAACTGGCCTATAGCATAAAAATCACCATTTGCAAATGCTGCAAAATCCATTTTAATTACTACAAATGAACCCCATCCAAGATTTGTATAAGCTTTACCAGCTCTCCAGGATTTTCCATCTAAATCATACATAATATTAGTATTTTGAAAATTTCCTTGTGATATCGCACCCGCGGGTATTCTTACATAAATCTGAGTAGGACTGCCTGCAAGAGTTCCATGAAAATTATAAAATACAGTCATAGTATTTCCTACTAAACTATAACTATATCTTGTATAATCTACAATAGTAAATGTTCCTCTATCACAAACAAAATCACCAGATGAAAAAGGAACATCAATTATATAGCCTAATTTTACTGTTCTTGATGCTTCCCAAATGCCACCAGCAACTACTACATCTCCTTGTCTTGTAATTTTAAGAGCTTCATGCTGAAAATTTCCTACATCATCACAAGGCTGGATATACATATCTCCTTGATAATTAGTTAATCGAAATATTTTTTGATTTGCTGTTGGTGCATCAGTAGCAGAAAAATATAAAATAGGAAATGCTTTTTTTATATTTACATCCCCAGTAAAAGGCCACTTAGCGTCCGATCGCATAAGTTGAAACCAGCTCTGGTTATAAATATATACGATGCCTGTATCTTTTGTTAACGCTAAATCTCCTGGTGTTCCCGTAGCAGGTAATTCAGCAGTAGTATCACAAACGTAAATAGAAGTTACAGGAGAACCACTAGATGCTCCGCTTCTATAAACGTTGCTGTATTGAACGACAGCCATTAGATGATTCCTCTAGCGTTCCAACGAAAGTCTCTTGTTATACGGACTCCAGCATTATCGTATATTCGCACTGAAAAGCCTAATGGGTATGGTATGTCATCGAACTGAAAGATTGAGAATGTTGCTGTATCGCTAACAGGAGTAACAGTAATGCCCTCCACGTCTACAAATACTTTATTGAATCGCACGAATGTGCCTACAGTATCAGAGGCTATTGCTGTTCCAAATCCTGCATCATTTTCTCTCTTGACACTCAGTGAGACAATAAGATTGTAGAACGTCATTAATGCTTTGTCATCGTCACCTGTAAAAGTAATTTTGACCTTGACGTATCTCAGAGTAGGGACGTATGTGCTTTGTGTTGTGTTTGGTGGCGTTGTGTATGTTACACCATCTACCGAAGTGCTGACTTCAAGCGCGTAAGTAAAAACACCATCGATAACCTGTGTGAGCCACGACAGACTAACGATGACATTATTGATTACTGCACCAAAATCAAATATCTCTTCGTATGAGCCAGTGATAACAAATGGAGATAGCCATAATGGATAGCCAGCATTTATCTGTGCCTGCGGTGATGTCCACCCTCTCGTAGTAAAATGCTGCTGATAAGTCTCTGTAGTATTAACAGGCAGATAGAGTCTATCACCCTGTAACCGTGCATTGACTTTGGTGCCAGTAAGCTGACTCTTCCGCGTATCTTGTAAATCAAAATCTGTAGGTGCTTTAACAACCAGCGTTGTTGTAGTTTCTTCGCTATGATTCCCACCAATATCTACTGATGTAACACCATATGTAAACGTTCCTGCGGCTGGCTCCTGTCTTGAGTAAAACGTGCCGGGGCATTGGTCAACAATAATAGTGCCGTCTTTAGTAATGATGTAATATGCAATTCGAAAAGTGGTAACAGGATAGTCCCAATCGATATTTACAAAGTTCCCGATGACATCCGTATTTAGCGATAGTGTTCCAATTGGCGGAGTTAGAACATCAACGCGACATGCATTCTTAGAATAGATAGCAAATTGATTTAGTCCCTTGATAAGAAAGCTAGTCGCCCCTACTAACGTTGGGTTTAACGTTGCTGTGGTGCTGGCAGTTACAAAGAGTTTACTTGCTGTTTCCCAAACTGTGCCTTGACGCACTTCATACAGGATAATTTCTTCACCATTACGTTCCCAATTGAGTATGACATTTGTATCTGTAAAATAATAAGAAGCTATTATGACATCTGTTGGCGGATCTGTGGGAGTTACTTCCCCTGTCGATACTTCTGTGTCTGGTGGTGGATTAACGATATTATTTAGCTCATTCAGCTTATCATTTAATTTCTCAAGTGCATCCGCTGTCGCTTTGTCTTTAACGCGAGTCTGCTGAACAAGTGAGAGAAAATCTGCTTGCGAGTTAGCCATCTCCGTCTACTACGCAGGTCTGGTAGCCCAAACAGCTTGCATGAACAGTATAGCGTTATAAAGCTCAAAGTGTTCGTTGATGCCAGCACAACGTAATTTAAGCGCGCACTTCTCATTTACGAAATTGGCACCGAACATGAATTCTCGACCCGGAGCGGCACTGAGAGAATGCGTCTTAAGAGTTTGCACCAAAACATCATCTTCTCCGAAGAGATTCAAGAGAAGCTGACCAGAACCCTTAACACGCAGACGGACGCCGCAACAGTGATGAACATATCCGGAAAGTAAGGAAGCAAGTGCGGATTTGATATAGCTCTCGTAGAAATCGCCATTGTCATTGTAAATAGCATGATTGTCCACGTAAACATTACCAGCATATCCGGCAATTTTCAGATGTGTTTGCTTGGTAAGAAAGTCAATGTCAAGCAATATGGAGGCAGGACTGATGTTTGTGAATGTCCACCAATGCCAAATGATGTTTTTAGAATCAAGTCCCTCTGAGTAATCTCCCACGAATAGAGTATTGGGTGTGGTAGCTGTATCAAGTGGTGCAAGAATATAGAAGAGCTTTTCTTTAGTGTTGATTACGATATCAAGTTTGTTGAAATTCGCTTTGTTGATTCGGTCCCAGAGTGACTGTATCTTATAGGTCAGAGGTATATCCCGATAAGCCCCGTCAAACATAAAAAGACCAGAGTGGTCAGCACTAAAAAAAGCAATAGCTGCCGCCTCGGAGTGTGGAGATATGAAGGTGGATATACCATTATAATCAGCGCCAATGCCACCGTCAATAGCAGGAGCATCCCAAGTAGAAGGGTCGAATGTATTATCTGTTGTAGCATAGGTCTTACCCGGATTGCCTTTAGTTACATAAAGATTCCTACGGAATTCTACACAAGCCTTTAGTCCTTCTGTTTCGTTTGGGTCCAATACTATAAAGCCAGCAAGCTCATTTACACTCTCTGGCTCTGTAGGATTAGACAAACGAATCATGCTTCTGTTGGCAGCCTCTGCTCCGTAAACAATACGTTCGCCGTATGCTCCAAGAAACAGACAGGCCGGTATCTCTTCTAATTGGTCGTATGTGTAATCTGCGCTTGATTGTAAATCCGCGTCGTAGAAATCTACTCCACTTAGTGTAGTAGTGCTATTATCAGAGATTCGTCCATTAGGAACAAAGAACATCTCATAGCCTTCCAAATCTCCGTTGAAGGTTTGGATAGCACGAGATGCCACAAGACGACGAGCCACTGTTCCTGCTGGACCGATTGGAATAGCTGTGAAGTCTGCTTGATGTAATCCGTCGAATACCTTTGCTTGCCCCTCTGATGGATGTGTTACGAATCCGGATACAGTTTCAAATGCCCATGAAAAGATGTGTGTTCCTGCTTCTATGTGTCCTGCGTTAGCACTAATAGCGACATTGAATCCGGCAGTCGGTGCGCGACCAGCGGCTCTCCTGCACGAACCGGAGCCTTCATACACATAGACGAACTCCGAGGGGAGTCCGGTTACGCGATTGTTTGGACTGATGTAGGCACGATTATATGCAACCACCAGTGCAAAGTCCAACATCGCTGGTATTGAAAGAATCGGTGTGAGAAGAGAGACTGATGTATCGAAGAGATTCCCTGCACTATCGAGTGCAATGATTCTGGTCGCTTCACCTTCTCTGGTATATCTTCTAATTCTTCTTAGATTTGGTATTGTGATGGAGACATCGAATCCTGTGCGCGTGCGGATTTCATTACTACCTGTTGTGATAGTATTGCGCGAGTCGATGAAATGGTCGCCGGGGACGTTATCGTTATACGTCCCCCGCGAATAGATGCCACCAAATCGACCCGGTTCGACTGGTGTGTGATTGTCAATCATTTACGCAGCCCGAGTAATCAGCTTCCAGATTGGAGCTGCCTTGGTGCCACCGTTAATGTAAACGTTTGCGTTGGTAGTGTCGATATACATCGAACCAGTGCCGCACAGGTTAACACCAGTGCCAGCGGCTCCATCGACAGGAACACCGGGATTGCGAATGATGAGTGTGCCCGACTTTACCAAGTCCGCCAGCATACCCAACATGTTTGGACGTGAAATCATCTCCTGCTCCTTATTCAGAAGTGCGACGGGTGCCGCACAGGATTCTCTTACGGTCTGTTTCTGCCCTTGTATGGCTTCCTCCGCACTCCCATGCCCTGATTTCGTTTTACAAGCATACGTATAAGAATATCTTGCATTCTGTCTACGTCTACTTGCAATTTGTCTGCTTTCGTGGGATTGTTGCCAACGTTCTGTGCTGCTAGTTGTGCGGTCCTTGCAGCAAGCCACGGTTTAGCCTGATAAATCTCTACACTTGCGCCAGCAGTATCAAGCGGAGTGAGTTTCCGGATGAAGTTCAGCAACACTTCCCTGTCACTGGTCGGAGGATTGACAAGAATGCGCGAGTCACGATAACACCACTCATTGATGTTTGAGGAGAGATTATTGTTTGGGTCGATGAAATCCACTTCTCGAATCTCTTCTCCCCACGTATCCCCGCCCATAGTGCGTTCTCTTAAATCAAGTGCTTCCACGAATTCTACTGGCTGGTCTACTTCTCCAACGCCAGTAAGCACAGGGATTGCAATAGAAGTCTGCTTCTGTAGCGGCACTTCATTAATTTCAAGAAGCTGCTCCAATTCCTCATTGGCCTTCGATAACAGAGGAAGCAGAACAATATCCGTGAAAATGACCTGTGCAGGGTCATTCAAAAGGACAGCCGCTTGCTTGGTGACTTCTGATGCAATCATTGGACGTTACTTCGTAGCAGCAAGAGCCGGAGCGCCAAAACGTTTTGCGTGTTCCGTCGGATTAATTATCGTGCGGCACGCAGCACACACTGTCGCATCCGGAATAGGGAGCGAGGTCCCGCATGCGGGGCAGTTCACGGTCTGCGTGTAATTCACCAGCCACTCTTTCTTTAGACCAAGCCGCCGTGCCGCATCACGCTGTGTTTCCGAGATAGCCTTTAACTGACGATTCTTCTGCCATGAATCATCAGCCAGATTGACTAGCGTGCGGAACCACTCCATCTGACGTGTGTGTGCGGCAGCAATTTCTTTTCCATGCACGGCCGCGATGTCTTCTTTGGTATGCTTACCGGGAACCCAAAACAATCCCGGCATTCCCGTCTCAGACAATCCAAGCTGATCCCCGAGAAACGTAGTCACAATGCTCTGCGCCACGCGTTCCCCCGGCTCATTCACTCTAATCTGTTCTCCTTCCAGCCTGTAGACGTAGAAGAAGGAATCTTTGACTGGCAGAATTTCAAAGTCTTTATCCGCTGCTGGTGGGATGATGAACGTATCCGGTGTAAGTCCCGGTGCCATCATCCGCACTTCACGCGGCACAATCGAGATTACTGTTGCTTCCATCTCTGTCTCCTACTCAACCAAATCACCGAAATAGGGAGAACGCATTAAATCTCCCAACATGTCAATGTCACGCGCTAGCTGCGCTTCATCTTTCTTATTTTCCGCTTCCTCTAGCACGGCCACTGGATTCACCTTCAGAGGATTCTCCAGCGAATTGACAATTATCTCAATTGCCTTCCAGTTGAGCGGGAGGAATCCGCCATTGGCGGACTTGAATGTCCATATCGGTTCGTAGTGGTCTGTTCCTTCTAGTTCAGGATTATCACCTGTTCTGATATAACGCTCCAGAACCCATCTATTTTTGTCGTATGGATACTTGGGAACCTCTCTTGTAGCGATAACGGAACGGATAAAGATGTTCCCATAGTAGTCGTTAAATTCACCGTGCCTCTTCTCAGTAAGTCCTGTAGACCAGATAACTCTGTATTTGGCTTTGGTGCCATCAAGCGGAGACATACCATAGAAGTCTCTGAGTCTCTTGTTTATTGTCTGTTCGTCAGGCATTGTATTTCCTCTGCCGCAACGAATGACACGCTAAACACCTACGTTTACCCGCTGCGTAAGATGTATTTTCTCGACTAAATTCATGGCCCCGTTTACACATTACTTTTCTCGACCTCATTTCTGCTGATTTCTGTGGACCAGTAAATGTCCCTGCTGCTATTGAGTCTTTTATGTTATCTTTTTGAGTGCCTACACGTAGATGTTCTGGATTCCAGCATTGTCTGTATTTACACTCTATTGCATGAAGTATGAAGTGTTCCTCATCATTCAAATCAAAATCTTTATGTATATGTGCGCTGAGTCTGTGCGCCATATACAGACGATTATTTATTCTGACTTGTCCGTATCCACGTCCTGAAGTTGAACCTGTGAATACCCAACAATCATTGATATATTGTGTATGACGTTTTAGTGCTTCCAGTGCTTTTACTTTGTCCACCATGAAGTCCTCCTTAAAGACATTCATATGCGTTAAAAAACAGCTAATCCGCTATCATGGGCCACCATGACGCACCGTCATAAAACAGTGTGACGGCCTCATTTGCAACTCCCGTAATCGGGGAGGTGAGTGCGCTACCCGCTGCTCCGCCAGTAGCAAATGCTACCGCACCAGCAAGCAGAAACGTGATGTGACCGATGAATCCCGGCCACGGTGGTGTGATAGCAGACACCGGACCTACGCCTGTGAGCTTCGTCACCGGAGCAGTCGGTTGAATGGTAGCCGCTGATGCCAGCGTCGGCACAAGATAGCCGCCCAGACCGGAGTCCCCGATACGAGCATTCCAAACCTGCAAGTCTACGTTCGGCATTTCATGTTCTCCTAAGATGCTGTGATAAAAACAGTAGCAGGTGCGCGCTCGTCGCTTGTCTACGCCAGTAGGGGATTTGCTCACTTGGCCGGAACCGAGTAAACACCTCACCGGGGAACCCGGCACCAACGCTTAGTATCACGCGAGCCACGCACCTACTACATCTCAGAAACCGTTCAGTATCCCGCGGGGACTTTGAGATTGAAGATGTAGCTGTTCGCAGCCGGATTCTTCGTGAAGAGATTCCACGATGAAACCAGATAGAAAATCTGCGATGTTGCCACACCACCCGATGGTCCACGCATCTCGAAAATGCGACGACCATCTACCTCATAGAAGCCTGGAGACTTCATTTCTGCACGCCCCCAATTGGACGGGTCGAAGAAGTCAATACGCTTCTTGTTCCACATGAAATCTGGTTCTACCGCAGCACCGGCCAATTGCATGCCATTGCCGAAGTAAAGATTCAGATTCTGTTCCGATGCCTGCTTCTGAATCATCTGGACCAACTGGCCCAGTTCTTCATAAGCCTGCACCTGACAGGGATGCATGCGTGCAACCGGCTTGAATGAATTATTCGACCCTATGCGGTCGCCTACCTTATTCATCGCCAGCCGAGCAAACGGAAGTGCCAAATCTGCACCAGCCGCGTCAACACCAGAAGCGACAACTTCTGGATATGCACTCCGCTGAAGACCAAGCCACGCACCGGTAGTAGACGAAGAGATGTGATACGGCACACCGAAGAGTCCAACAGGCGTTGCACCCGTTAGACCTTCCGGCAGAATCACATCACCTGCTATCACGCCGCCCACAGCCGTTGCCAGCGTGAACGTGTTATTGGCAAGGTCCACCGCAGTAATCTTGACTGGACCGCCCACGGTCTTTGCTGCCGTGCGCGCCGAGTCATAGATGTTGACACGCTGTCCATAGCGGAGCAGCTTTACGCCGAAACCATCCGTTGTGCAAGTAACGGTGATGTTACCGGCAATAGACGTGACAGTAGCAAGAACACCAGTTCCTGCCGTCTGACACTGCGCTGCCGTCTGACGCCGAAACTCTTTCATGCTCTTTGCGAGCAGAGTCTTGACGTTGTTCTGCACAGCCTTTCGCTTGTCGTCAGTAGCCCACTGTGACTTCGTGTCCCACTGAATCGCCAGCTTCATGTTGACTGTGGAAATGACGCCCTTTTCCAGCACGTTTCCGTCGCCAGTTCCGAGGTCGCCATTTGACGTGTCAAAGTAGCCGAAGTAGCCACCCGGACGAATATCGAGCGGGATACGCATATCCCGTGCTGAGATAACTTCTACGTCCGTCGCCTTCTCAATGCGAGAGTAAAAGTTATCTTCGTAGTCGTAAAGCGTCGGAATGTTTGGAAGCACGCGCTCCAATTCCGATGCCACGACCTGAGTTTCTGTCTGCATGCTGCTCTCGAATCTTCTGCTGCTATGACAGCAAATCCATCTCCGACATGCCTTTCTTGCGAGCTTCTGCCACACTGATAGGCTTGCGCGAAGCAGTGGGTTTACCGCCAGATGGCACGATACGGGGACGATTGTTTAACTTGTCGCCTAACGCTTTGTCTTTCGACTTCTGCGTAGCGAATACCTCAGTGCGCTTTTCCTTGCGGATAGCTGGAATCAGGGTCTTAGCACGCGACAGAAACGTGGATTTCAGACTGTCTTTATAAGAACCCTTAAATCCTTCCTTCTGTTCTCGAAGCCACAGAGCTTGCATCCTGCCCATGTGCGCTTTGTCAGCGTTAAGACGGGAATAAAGCTCAGTCTTGATGTCCTTGATGAGCAGCTTTTTTAAGCCCGGCTGAAGGCTATTGGTTGGGTCCAGCCCCTGCTCTATCTCAGTATCAAGAATCTTTTCGACATCTCCCAACAGGGAGGCTGACAATTCCGTGTATTTCTGATTGTAAAAATCCCGGCGCTCTGCATCCAGCTTCGGGTCGCGCTGCTGCTGGCGTGGCGCTTCAGGTCTTCCTAATTCGTAATTACGGAATACAGCATGGTGTGCGACCTTGGCGGCATTGATAATATTCTCACCAGCATCACCACCAAGCTCTTTGCCATACTCCGCAATCTGCCAGAATACGTTACGAATAATTGGCGTCGTAACACGTTCGTAGATTTTTGAGTCCAGCCGAGCAAGTGACGGGAGCAGGTTCTCCGCGAACTCTCCTATGTTACTTCCTAACTGTGAGACAAATTCATCGGTGTTACCACCGAGAACCATCTCTTTGAAAATCTCAAATTTCTGAGAATCTTCAAGTGCCGCGTTAGCAGCATCAACGGTCGGGAAGAGTTCGGTAAACTTCTGCTCCCTAAAGAACTGAGACTTCAGAGCTTTCAGAACTTCAGGGTGGTCCTTGAGAACTTCTTTGAGTTTTGGGTAATCTACTCTTGTAAGCGGCTCTTCTTCAGTGTCTTCCTCAGATTCTTCATTCTCCGCACTTTCTTCTCCAGACTCTCCCTCCTCTTCTCCGACCTCCTCTGTCGTCCCGTCTTCGGCCCCTGATTCGCCATCTTCTTTCTCTCCTTCCACATCTCCATCAGGATTACCAGTTTCCAGAATGTTGAGTTCAGCGTCGGCTCCACTGCCTTCTCCAGAGCCGCCTTCTTCCGGAATCCGAGAGATATCTTGAACACGATAAAACTTATGCATTGCCTTGACCCTCTGAAGCAGATGATTGTTTATTCTGAGACTCTGGCTGTCCTTCCGGTGCGGGACCGCCCTGTGTGAGCATCTGCTTTTGTGCGTCTTGCATCTGCTTCATTAAGAGAGCCTGTTCATGTTCAGCGTAGTGCGCTTCTACGTTAGCGAAGCCAGCCGGATTTTGCTGCTTCTCTATCAGTCCTTCTGGAGAGTTTGCCCACGTAGTGATAGTATCCATCTCTACTTCGTGGTCATCGAATTTCACGTTTACCGCAACAGTGCTTTGTGGCGGCACAGGTGGTCCCGCCGCTGCTACTCCCGCCGCTGGCATCCCGCCACGCTGCGGTGGCGCACTAGATTCTACTGGTGGCTGTTCCTGCTGCTCCGGTATCTGCTGCGGTGCTTCTGCTCCCTGCTGCATCTCTTGTGACGGCAACGCTACTGCTGGCATAGCCGGTATGGGCGCGTTCTTCAGCAATTCAGCGATTTCACCAATCTGCTTATCGCGTGAATCTGCACCCGGAATCTTCGCATCGGGAATACCGATGGCTTTAGCAATGATGGGAGAATTTGCCGGGTCGAACAATGCGGTATTAATATCATCACTGTTTAATGTGACCAATTCCATGATAGTTGATTTGATTTGTGCGTATGACGATGGGAGTTCTTCCTCCGCGTCCGCTTCTACTCGTCCGATTTTGCCACTCAGTTCTGATTGCTTAATCCACTTATTGACAAAGCCGCTACCACTTGGCCCCTTGCTGACGATGCGCGTGTCCTCTACCATCCCCGTGATATAATTCTGGACCCCGCATGCCATCACACGCGCCCACCAATCTTTAATAATGGTAAATGTGGTATTTAGACGTTGGAGAGCCATTGCTCTGCTCTCACTATACTCTTTGGCTGTTTTACTACCTGAAGTATTGGGACCGCCGTAGATAGAAGGAAATGAACCGCTGACAAACTGACCATCTGCATCTGTGCGCTTGATAAAATTCTCCATCTCATCATTCACAGTGGCAGTCTTGATAGTATGAAAAGATTCTGCGAGTGAGCGACCTGCTTTTGGCTTGGCTTCGTATTTCATTCCCGGTGCAGCCGCTGTCTCTCCATATGCTTCAAAATTTAGCACATCAGGGTCAGCGAATGTTTCAGGGATAGAATGCTCAAATGTTTCGATTGATAAATCTACTGCTTCATTCCGGATGTCTTGAACTGGAGCAAGTGTCTTACCGAGCGGGTCCGTGTGGATGAAGTTTCCGAGTGGTGAGTGTGTGACTGCCCAATGTTTATCGAGTGATTCTTCCCGCGTTTCTGCTACAAGGTCATCATTCAAAATAACTGCATAGAGTCCATCAGGGAATTTCGCCAGCATCATCTCTGCATCCTGCTCTGACAAGACAGAGAATGACCACGGACGAAACCAACAGCATGATGTGGTAACAAGATGCTGATTGGAATCCCAATTATTATTTTGCATTCGTGCAGTGCGGTCGAAGTTGCTATCTGATTTGCCTCTAATTTTTTCTGCTACGTCTTTATAGACTGATTTCAGCAATGCTTCATGCTGCTCAAACCGAAGCATCAGATACGGCATATGCTCTTGCTTGCGAGCATAGAATGGCATCTGTGCGCTCATCGGCCCAAAGACATCAATAATGGTGCGGGATTTAGCTTCGTCTGTGTAACCGAGCACCTGTGGCAATAATTCTGAAATAGTGTCCGGTATTGGAGATACAGGACCGCATTTCGGACATAGCGCCATATCAGGATGCTGAGGTTCGGGGAGTCCCTTTATCTGCTGTTGGTCAAGATGCTGTGTGCAGACTGGGCAATAATAATCTGTGGTATGAACCGGAACATCTGGTCCATATTGTGGAACTTTGATAGTGCCATATTCATTACTGGCTCTATTGTAGACATATGCCGCCGCAACGCCCTGATTCCAGAGATAGTAGAGAGCCTTAATGAGACAAAGTGTGCCGTTGTTATCTTTCTCTATAAGTTTTTTGACATCATTGCAAGCTCTTGCTGTGTCCACGTCTTCTACATTATCTGCATCGTCTGGATAAAAGATTACGCGGGGGAGCTTTACCGAGAGTGCCGCGATGATGCTTTCTCCGTGTGCGCGGTAGATGTTGACAATTTTATCATAAAGATTCGGGTCAAAGACAGGATTGGTAGAATCAACACGACGCCAATCCCGAGCACCGTAATCGAAAAAGATGTTCTGAATACCGTCGAAATAATTTTCCAGCTTCTTCCAGAATGCAATGCGAGTCTCTCTTATATCCTGTTCTTCTTTTTTGTATTCTTCAAACAGAGTAAGAGTGCAACGATGCACATTTTCATCGTCGATGTCACTATTAGCAGTATCAGCATCGACTGGAGTGACATCGGGTTCTGCTATCTGCGGCAATCCTTGCTGTGGCATCCCCAGACCCGGCACCGCTTCCGGTGCTAGTCCCGGCTGCTGTGAATTAATTGGTAGTGGCATTTTCAGCTATCTCTGAAGCAGCTACATCTAAGCGAGAGCGGAGTTCTGCCTCTCGAATTTTACGAGAGCGAGACTTATACGTGTATATCGGCTTTCTTGGTGCATGTGACTTTTCGTCTGTGCGCGTTTCTGGCAATACGCCCATGTATCGATAGAGCATTTCCCGCTCTTTTTGTGCGTTTTCTTTCTCATCTTCCAGCATCATCTGGAACATTTCCAGCATGGATTTTAGCGTGTTAGCACGGTTACGTTCAAGCTCATACGCCAGCTTCCATTTTCCCTCCCGATGGAAGGTTTTGGATATTGCACTACCTGCGTCTGATAGCACTGCGCCGACGAACGCCAATCCCGCGTTTTTCACCCTTATCGATAACTTCCATGCGTCGATAAAAGCCTGTTTGGTCCTGCGTAACAGCCAAGTAATTGAGTGCGGTATCATACTTTACGCTTTTCTGTTGTTCTCTTTCTGCGTCCCCAACATAGCCGTCTACCATCTTCAGCAGACCCCTAATGCTATCATAGGAGTCATCTCCTTCAAACTCTTTTACATCTTCCTTATCATGTTCATCGTAGATGCATAGCGGTATGGTTTCAATGAGTTTTGGACAAGTATCGAAGATGATTAGTTTTGGTAGATTTTTTTCTTCTTTTGGTGCTTCAAACATTCGCAGATAATCTTGATATTTCTTCTCTCCATAAAATCTAAAGAGTCTCTGTGCTACTGTTTCATCGAACTGTGATTGATCTAGTGGAGCACGCTCCAATGATTTCCATCGCAAATATTCATGTAGGAGCATTTTACCGCCGAGTCTATCTCTTCCAGAAGATGTAGGCTCCATTCCTGCAAATTGGGCAAACTGTTGAGCAAGTGTATGTTCCTCTCCACGATTTGCGAAAGCGGAGTGGCATAAGCCAACTCTTCGTATGCTTTCTCCAATTGATAGCTCTCTAAAAGCGTTGCCCCAATCGGAAACACGCTTGTTTTTCTCGTAGTATTCACGATAGACGATGCATCTATTATCTGGTGTTACTGCTCCCCAATAGCCTGCTGTTGCTGATGATGTTCCCCAATCGAAGTGCGATACGCGTGGATACCAATCTGGGATTCTAAATGGCTCTACTACATGTAATGCATTTGATGGTTCACCCGGCATCAAGACGCTGCGAAACTCTGTGAAGACTTGACCTGCAAATAGCCACCAGTCGCCATAGACTTTCGCTCGTCTTTCGCTTTCCGGCATCATCTCCATTCGTGCGAGATAGCCGGGGTCGTTCTTTAAAAGTGTTGGATTATCAGTTGCGTGTGCCGGAATAAAGATGCGTTTGTTCTCTACTCTTTGTCCAGTAAAGTCAGTGACTGTTTCGATGATTATCTTTCGTCCTTCACGCGCAGGTTCGATAAAACGACGACGAACCCACGAATGCCCGATATTGCCGGGATTGCTCGCTGACCGAACAATTGCTGGCAAGTCCGGACTGGTCGAACGCGCTCGGGATAATGTGACGTAAAGATACTGTGATTCTGTGAAGTGTGTCAGTTCATCGAATCCGATGTAATTATATTCGGCGCCATCGTAATTAGCTTTGTCTTTCTCATGTTCCATGTGGCCGAACTGAATCATAGCCCCATTGGGCCATCTCCAGCGGCGTTTCTGTTCGTTGTATTTTGCGCCAGTAAGAGGGTAGTATTCCTGTGAGCGTGAGATGAATTCTTTTTCTAAATCAGAGAATGTGCGTCGAAGAATCAGTCCTTTGAACTGTGGATGACGATACCATCCATAAAGGATTGGAATCATCATCAAGCATTCTGTCTTGCCGGGACCAGCAGCCCCGCCGAAGAATGCTTCAAAGATAGTCCACGGTAGCTGAACGAATTCTTCTTGACGTGCGTGTGGCTTCCACTCTTTAGGTGCGTTAGATGAAGTTATTATATCTACTATATTGCCAGGAACTTCGAGCGACATGTTACTGAGCCATTCTGATGCCGCCTTTAATGACGTCTGCTTTGATTTTATCCAGCTTCTCTTTTAGTCTTGCATTTACTTCTTCTTGGAATCTATCATTCTGTTCTTTAGTAAACAAATCACCTAGACGATAAGCATCAGGATGTCCGTAGCCAGCTACATGAGAGAGTTCGTGCGCGACCGTGTTGTCTAGCTCTGACGGTCTGAAGTCTCCATAATTATGAATAGGATTTAATGATATATTGTTTTCCCCTTCGGGTGAACGGTCAGTTACTCCCAACATGGGCGCACTTTCATAATTCTCCGGACCCCATCTATTTTTACCCTTTAATTTGCCTAGAGTATTCTGTTCATCCATAGATTCCATAACTGCTCTGTTTGGTCCCATGATGATTTCTTGTGACACACCTCTCAAATGTGGCACTAATTTATAAATCTTTTCTACTGTGCGTGCAAGTGCTGGCGGTCCTACGACAGTGCTAGTAAATGGTCTGAAGTCTGGAGGCGTGGGAACAAACACTTCACTATCTTTATCTCCTCCCGGCTCAGCTACATAAATTTCATCTTTGTCAGTATGAGCACGCTTGGCTACTTCTTCTACTTCTCGACCGTATTCCAACTCACTGGGTGTGAAGATATTTGGCTTGATGGGTTTCTTTACACCGGGTGCTGTATGAGATACCGCTAGCGAGGGGCCAAAGATGTTGCCCGATTTCAGGCCCAGAATATTCGGTATCTTATCAGCCATCTATCTGTGTATCGAGATTGAGAATATTGTTGGTCTGTCTTCTCTTGGTCCGCGTTTACCACCGTATTTCTCGTAGTCGCTGACCATGCGTTTGTCTACTTCTTGTTCTGACGGTAGCGGTCCTCTGGTCTTAAACGCTAGGTCTTCAGGTGTCAGGTCATCCAGCGTCTGACGCATCGGTGCCCCTACCTGTAGTCCTCCCTTTGAGTCTGACTTGAACATAGCCGGAGAGTCAGGTGCTTTAGGAGTAGCTGAGTCTCTCTTGGAGATGTCTGCTCTCTTCTTGAAGATGTTTCTGGTGTCTGACATCTGCCTTACCTTTTGCTCTTGCCAGCTTTGCTTAGTGCGATAGCCACTGCTTGCTTCTGTGGCTTACCCGCTGCCATCTCGGTCCTGATGTTGCTCTGGACCGTCTTCTGCGATTTCCCGCTCTTCAGTGGCATATTTATATCCCTTCCCGCCCCATCTCGCAGCCGCCGCCGCTCGGGCGCGCTCCGAAGTAAATACGTGTGCTTTGCCCTGTGCGTGTAATGCTCTGGCCCCAGTGCGTGCCACGCGAACGCGGGTGCGAAGCGGTGCAGTTTCTAAACCCATGTTGTGAGATTCAGTGAACGTGTGAGGTTACTTTATTCTGAGAACGGTGCCATCCAGAAGTCCGATGATGGAAAGCAACCAGATGACAAGAAACAGAACAACGCTTACGCGTAGAACTGTTTTGATAGGTGGAGACATTGGGATGTAAGTCTCTATTAGATAGAGAGCAAGCCCAAAAATAACCAGAACGACAATCACAGAGATGATGTTCATGGTCGCTCCGTTAGCTTTCTGTTCAGAGGACTAGCGTCGATGCTGAGTAGTAGAACACGGCCAAACGACCCGAAATCGGCGTTTTGTGCGGGGCAGGATTAGGGTTTGGAGCCGGGGCTGGAGTAGGATTTGGGTGGTGCGGGGCCGGATGCAAGGGCGCTTGCGGAGTAGGGAGCTTCTGCAAAGGTGCTACTGGGGGTTTGGTTGTTGGTGCTGGAGCAGGTGCTGGCGCTGGCGAAGCGTGTGCTGGTGCTTCTGCCTTGTGCGCGTTTGGGTCCGTGACCGTGATGGCAAGGTCTTTTCCATCCATGCAGACGTAATAGCCCAGATCAATCTGCTGGATTCCCGCACCCCCCATCTCTAATTCAATCGGTGCCGCACCGCCTTCTATCTTCAGGACAGCAGGTTTCTCTTTCTCAGCCGGGATTCTTGAAAGTGAGCAGATAAGACGGAGCGCGATGTGAGATGTGCCGGGAGTCCCTGCTACTATGACTTGAGCCATAGGAGAAGCATCCGCATTCAGGTCACTTGCAACACGAATATCTCTCAGATTGGGAGTATTCATTTTTCCTTCTGCTCTTTATCTACTGTATTTATGGATTCTGGGTCATTGAATACGACAGCTTTGATTGCCCACATTGCTGTCTCTTCATTGCGTGTCAACGCGATGCTTTGGTGCCGCGATTGTGGGCACAATTCCTTGATTTTCCTTTCTACAAGAGAAAAAAGTTCCCGTAGTTCAGTAATACGAGCAAGGCCATCATTCGACGGCTTGAGATACGCATATGGCTTATCGATTGGCATTTTCTTCTACCTGTCCTGTTGTGAAGGGCCAGTGTGGACTGACTCGTAGTGATTTTCCTGCTTGATTGTTGGAGCGTAAACAATCAGTTTGGTCGCTCCTCCATTCCCCTCTTCCTCACCAGATGCTGATGAACGGACGGTGCGCGTAGCGATAGTGGAGAGTTTATCTGCTACGTATACTGCATCTCTTGGTTTTCTGATTCTGGACGTGTCCATTCCAAGCAGCACATTCGTCAGCATCTCGGCTGCTGTATTGCGTGCGCTTTCCAGCTTGCTATCTATAGATGATGCAAGTTCTGGATTGGTTCCCTGTGCGTTGGAATGTTTGCCGTGTTTGAGTTCGTGCGCGTGATGGGGAGAAACACCGAAAGCTTTTGCAGTGTTTTTCAGCGTGTCCATATTGGCAATGGTGCCAATGATGGAGCGCACTTCGCGTGACAGATTTATATCCCCCGGACGGCGACCACCATTATGCAAAGGCGCAATTGTGGTCCCGTCCCTCGGTGCCGCACTTTCTGGTGCAGGAGTGTCATCTGCATTATCTTGTTGTGTATCTTCGGGAGTCTGGTATCTTATCTCTTTTCTTTCGTTGTAATTGGTGAGTGTGCGGCGCGGTTTCTCTGCTATCTCATTACGTCGAGCGAGATTATCTGCTGCGTGTAGTCTTGCTTTCGCTTCGGCGTCTGAGATAAACATTGGAGTCTCTTCGGTATTTCCGGCTTGGGTTTACTAGCGCGGGTCTACTACTGGCATGTCCTCACCGCTGATTTTGATAGCGATGAAATATCCCAGTGTGGGACTGAAATACAGCTCGCTACCTTCCGGAATCGCACCGGGAACAATGGGTAGCACGATGGGGTGTGACGGAGAACCAGCCCCATTCGGTGGAACAGGAAGAACGATAGGATGTGATGGATGACCACCCGGCTCCATCGGCGGAACCGGTCCTACACCGGGTGGCAGATATATCGGATGCGTCGGACGCCCCGGAGTCCCAATCCAAATAGGATGTGCTGGATACCCCGGATACGGCGGCAGTGAGTTATCCGGACGCGGGGGCCAAATGCTGACGGGAGGGTCTGGCAGCACGATCGGATGTGCAGGATGGTCGGGCGCATCGGTAATCCAGATGGGATGCGATGGGACCAGCGGCGGCGTAGCGATGGGATGTGTGGGTCGTCCCGGCGGCGGTGTGGGAGTATAAATCGGCTGCTCTGGTGACGCTTCATCCCATGACAGAGTTCCCGACAGTGTTGCTGGTCGTTCCGGCATTCTTCCACTCTCTTTCTTAAATCTTCTTAACGAAGACCGGAAATCTTAACGTGTGAGATTGGGGGGAGCACTGTGCATGCGCGCAGCGCCCTCTGAGGGTAGCCGGATGGAAGGAGGATGTCAAGTCTTTTTTCCGCATGAAAGGAAATACTGTAGGAGTCCCTGCCAACATTAGAAAAAATGCTCTGCTATCGCTCGGCCGTCGATTCCGAGTGCGGGGGCCGCGCAGCGGCCACAGGCGGCTCCCTGACGAGCGCGGATGTCCACAAGGGCACAGGCGCGAAGCGCCCGTTTCACCCGCCTAGAATCGCCTCCAAATGCGTCTGGCACGCCCTCAGAGCCGACCCTGCGCCGACACCCCTATATACGGGTGCGCGGCACGCTGCAGGAGTCCCACCGATGGAGAAAGTATAGTTTTTTGTTTTATCTGCATGAACCATATTATACTGTGCGGAGTAAGATACTGTGCGGAGTGAGAGACGAAGCTTGTGGCCGCCGCGCAGCGGCGGAGTCCCATCGTCAGATGGGCATATGGGGGGCGGGCCGTGCCCGCAGCGCGAAGCGCAACCGCTTGTGAAATTTATCACAAGCATCCCGGCTTGCACTGCATGTGATCGCCATTGTTTAGGGCAAACAATCTAAACAAACAATCCGGTGCGGGTCCACCACGGCAGAGCTTACGCGGGGGGAATCGCACGCGCCAGCCGGAACGCTTTAGGGCATATGATCGAATGCTGTCAGCTTGTGAAAAGTATCACAATGTGGGCGTTCCCCAGCATCCCCTGCCAGACACGCCCACAGCCCCGCACAGCGTAGCGGATTCCGCCCATACCCCTGTCAAGGCCCCCCTGTGGAAATCGCCACAGTGACAAAATGTCCACTTTATATGCACAAGCACTTAGCCTGTGGAAAACTGGGTTAACTGCACTTGTTTGGACGTGTGTTTGACGGTGCCAAATGCGATTGTTTGAAATTCTTTTGCATACCTCTTGACATATGCCTCCGCATACCCGACAATGTTTGTGATGCGAATCAAACAGGACAGAGTTACTCGAAAGGCGCGTCGTTTGGCGCGTCTAGCGACGTATCACCGAATCAATCGCAAACGGAAACAGAACAGAACCAAGCTCAGCAAATAACGTAAACCGGAACGAATCTCGAATCTGAGGTTTCGTATTCACAGCGGAATAGCTACCGCAGGGCATAGCCCAAAAGGCAAATCGACAATGGCACGCACGCGCACTCCGAAAACCTGTCAATTTTGTGGCGCAACAAATCTCTTTTGGCGTAAACTCCCGCCGACACTTTCCGCTCCCGCAGGTGCAGTCCACTTGCACAATCCGGACGGCACTCAGCATGGTGGACCCGGTGGCTCATGCCTCAATTGGGGCAATAAGGCATCACAACCGTCTGTAGTGGTTGTTCCCAATGCTGATGGCCCCGGTCATCACATTGAAGTGCTGCCGCCTGCGCCTGCGCCTGCGCCTGCTCCGCCGCAGGGGGCCAGTGATGCCGGAGCAGCACTTTACACATTGGTCGAACCGTTTGTGGTGAAACGGATTCAGGATGAACTTGAAGCATTCTCACCGGCCAACGTATCGCCCATCGTCCATGTTCATGAGGTCCACATTGTAAATCAGGACGGCACGATTGATATCGCTGCCGGACTGAGTGAATCCGCTGCTCGACTGCTACAGCTTTTGACGGCCAAATTGCACGTCATGATTGTTGGCCCCGCCGGATGTGGTAAAACACACGCGGCGCAACTCATGGCAAAGCACTTGTTTGGCGTGGATGAACAGGGTAAAGCACTGCGTTATTTCCCGTTCTCTGTGGGTCCGCAAACCTCGAAATCAGACCTGCTCGGTTACACAAATGTGACGAACGGTGCATACATCCGGACACCATTTCGCGATGCTCTGGAACATGGCGGACTGTTCCTGCTCGATGAAATCGATGCAGGTAACGCGGGTGTGCTCACAATCCTGAATGCTGCTCTTTCAGGTGCGCCTACCGTATTTCCGGACGGGCAGGTCATCTACCCGCATGCAGAGTTTTACTGCATCGCCTCAGCAAACACTTACGGTCACGGTGCCACGTCACAGTATGTTGGCCGCAATGAGCTTGACGGCGCGACGCTTGACCGTTTCGCTGGCATTTCATGGGACTATGACCGTGCCGTGGAAGCTGCCATTGTGGCAAAATTCAACAATCCGGTTTGCGAGCAGTGGATGAATTTTGTGCATGCCCTGCGTGATGCAGCGAATGAACTCCGCATGCTGCACATCTTTGGCACGCGTCGGATTCAGCAAGGTGCGGCACTGCTCACGTCTGGCATGGACCGCCACGAGACGGAGAATCATACGGTGTGGTTTGGTGTTCCCGTAGATGACCGGCGCAAGCTTGTGGCCCACATCACCGCGAAGACCACGCTGTAATTAGGACGACAGTCCAGTAAAGGCAAACGACAATGAAAACCACACTTTACCCCGGCCAGATAATCGAAGACACCTATACCAGTGTCAAGAGTTACTGGTATAATTTCTCAGACTCAATCAACGCC